TTATTTAAAGCAGTTACTCTGTCCGTTCCTACATTCGCATAATCATTCTCTTCGTATACAGCTCGCTCGCTCATATTTAAAGAACCGTTCCATGCTAATACTACATTTCCTGTGCTTCCTGTGTGTACTGTTGGCGGAGTTCCGTATACTTCGTTAATATCTACTATAAATTTCTCTATTCCACCGGTTACTAATTGCCATCCGTCAAGACCAAAGGGATAATAATTTACTACGTGCTTTTCAGCTACTTGTCTTAAATTGAAATAACCTTTAAATGTAGTTGGATGTGGGTCAATGTTGAATGTGTAACTTGTTGAGCCTATTGTTACAACAACTTGAAATGACTGTGAGGTGCTTGTTACGTTGCTTCCTGAGAACTCAAATTCTATATCATTGAATGCAGGGACTATCCGATGAGGCCTCTTGGTTATTGTGATTGCCATGTGTCTAAATTATTTTTAATTACTTTACCGTATTCTTGTCTTATTTTCTGCGCTAATATTTCCTGCCTTCCGTCGTTAATTACTTCAGTAAAAAAGTGATTACCTTTATATCCTTGTTTATGGATTTTACGTGCAATAAAAAAAGCTACCAGTTTCATATACTTATTTGCTGGCATGTTTTTAAATTTATCAGGTCTATCCTTTTTAAGTTTATCAGGACCTCTTCTAACCCATGTTTCAATTTTACCTTTTACTTTACCGGGTTTTGAACCTGAATTAGTTGCACCACGTCCACCATCAACATACATACCGTAATCGTTCATGGATAAATCCATTTTCAAATCACCTTTTGGGTATGTTAAATCATATTTAATTGATGCCCCTAACCTTGACTCTTGACCACCACCATAAGTAACTTTTTTATTTTTAAGTGATGTCCTTAAGTCAATAACTAACTTCTTAGCAAAATCTTCTATTATTTTATTTATGCTTTCCAAGTTCAGCCTCCCAAGCTTCAATGCTTGCTTTGTCTTTTAAATACATTAATCTGTTTAACAATCTCCTTACATTCCACTTCATTAATTCCTCTTCTTTGAATGGGTCGTTGTCCGTTACTATGTTTAAAATGTGATACCATCCGTAGTGAGTTATTAGTTTAGATTTAGTTCTTTCATGTGGTGGTTTATCTTCTCCATCGCTTGTTCCAAATAGGTCTGCATACGGGCGCTCAAGATTGTGGACACTTTGGAATAAAAAAAAACCGCTCCGTAAACATCATAGCAACTTTTGCCCTTTATGAGTTCAGCTCTTCGGTTTATTTCATTCATTGAATCATCTTTATAGTTTCCCTCTTCATCTAACTTATCACTCTTAAATAAAGGCTTATACATTAAAGCTATTATCTTGTGTAAGTTCTGTTCTGTTTGTCCGTTACTAACATAATGCTTTAAAGATAGATAACGTGAACTTGAAAACTTAGAAACGTCTAATAAAGCCTTATAAGGATATCCATTTAGCCAAATGATTTTCTTTACTGGTAGTTTAGGGTTAGGTTGGAATAAAAAGCTTATTTGTTTAAAGTAGTGTTGAAGTTTCCATAATGGTAATGACTCGTAATACCTTCTTGACTTATTTGTTAAATAAGATAATAAGCGTATACATTTATCTACGTGGTCATCATCCGATTTTAGGATTTTGTGAACTCCTGCCAGTTGTTCTAACTTTATATCCTTGTAATTAGTTGGAATCATATTTATAAATACCTTTAATTTGTTTATTTGTCACATGAAGGTTACTCGGGTTTGGTCAAGCTTATTTAAAGCGAAATATCTTAATGCTGCTATTCCGTGGTCGTTTATTCCGATGGGTTCTCCGGTTTGGTTTCCGTTCTTGTCTTTGGTCCACACGTAACCTCTAAATTCTTTGATTAAGTTAGTAGAGCTTTCGGTTATGTTAATTTTATAGCGTTGTAATTTGTCTATTGAATTTCTTATTGAATCCGCTCCTTTTTTAGCTCCGTAGATATTCCTGAATCCACCCCTGTAAATATCCTCTATGCTTTTTGGTTCGGCTGAATCCGCTATGATGTCTTTATACTTATCTACCCCTAACTCAATCATCTTCTGTACTATATCGTTATTTGTTAATCTTGTTTGGTAGATTAATTCTTTAATGTAAAGCTCTGAATTAAATTTATGTACTGATATTAATGCGCTTGGGTCATTAGTAAATCCGAAGTCAAGACCGTAGCCTAATAACTCAGCATCTTCAGGTATTTGTTTAACTATTTGCCAATTACTAAATATAACTCCGTCAATAACACCTATCTGACCAAGTCCGTATACCTTCCACCAATTAGCCCAGTATGTTGATTCTTTTGCCCTTTCCCGTGCCTTTTCTATTTCCTTGACTAATTCACTATCTAAGGCTTCATTGTCCTTATAAGTTAAAATAATCATTTCAGCATCTTTGTCCGATAATAACTCCTTATGTACCCAAAACTCCGATGTCGGGTTATAATCTAAATAAATAAATCTACGTGTACGTATGGCTAATTGATGATAACTTTCAAAGGTTATATTGTTACACTCATTAACAAATAAAACATCCCTACGTGCTCCCCTTAGTTTATCTGACTGGTCAGCGGAAAAGAACTCAATATAAGAACCATTTGTAAAATCATATCTTAATGTGCTTCGGTTAAATTGTTCCTCTCTAAATATATGAGTCCAATCCATTATCTTAATAAAGTCCTTTAATGCACCACGTCTTAAATGTGGTATTGATTCCGATACTATACTGATTTCGGATTTAGGTTTTGCTATTGCGTAATCTATTAATAAAGGAATAATACTAAATGTCTTGGATGAGCTTGTACCACCCTGTACTATCCTAACCCTTTTGCGAAGTTTAGATATCTTCCGCTGGGCTGTTGTTCTCTGGAGTGTCAAGGTCTATTTGTTTAAATATTCTTTGCTCATGGTTTATAACATGGTCTACCTCTTCTTTTGGTTTGCCATAAACCCTATCAAATAATACGTCTAAAATATGTATAGAACCTTTCTCAAAATCCCGTGTGGCTTTTTTAGCTATTAATGAAACCCAAAACGGTAGGTCATCATTCTTTGCTAATTCCATTAACTCTGATTTTGTTTTGCCTAATATAGTTTTTATAATGTCCTGAGTTTGACTCTTGCTTAGTTTTAAGTTATGTTCGGATAAAAAGTATTCCGATAAGATATTCTCTACCTTCTTTGGTCTGCCATTAGGGTTTGCATTGTTTCCCTTTGGGAATGGTTTTAAATTTTGTTCGTTTGCCATAATCTCACGATTGTTTCACGATTACTCCGTTCTTCTTGATAATCAAGGTTGGGTCAAGTTTCTTCATTCGGTCAACAATAACTTGGCAGTATTTAGGGTCTAGTTCTATACCATAGCATTTGCGTTTAAGTTGGTGTGAAGCTACCATTGTAGAACCTGAACCAAGAAATAAATCCATAATTATCATACCTTCTTTACTTGAATTATTTAAGGCATTTTCAATTAAAGGAATTGGTTTCATTGTTGGGTGTAAATCATTTTTTAATGTCCTTTGAAATTCCCAAATATCTTCTTGTTTGTATCTTTCTCCATAAAATGAATTTTCAGGGCATCCGTAAACAATTGGTTCATATCTACTTTTATAATCTTTGCCACTTAAAGTTGCTTGATTTTTTTTCCAAATAATAATTGACTTCCAATTAAACCCCATTTCCTTTAAAGGATTTAATAATAAATCTAATTTCAAATCACAAAAACTAAAATACCAAGCACCTTTATTAAATAAAGTAACATTTGACAAAACTTCCTTCATAAATTCAATAAATTCATCATCAGGCATTGAATCGTTTTTAATCTTATCGTGCTTTGCATTTGCTCCTTTATGCCCTAATATTTCAATCCCGTCTTTGGTTGTGTTTGATAATTCTTGACCTTTAAAATCTACATTATAAGGCGGGTCGGTAAATACCATATCAGCCTTTTGTCCGTTCATTAGTTTTGCCACTTGGTCGCTATCCGTACTATCACCACAAAGCAATCTATGTTCGCCTATTTCAAATAAATCGCCTAAAACTATGTCAGTTTTAGTTCCGCCTTCTGGTACTGCAAAATCATCTTCTTCGGCTTCTAATACCTCTGGCTCAAAGTTTGGTATATCTAAACCCCATTCAGTTAAAAGTTGCTCATCCCAATTATTAGCCAAGTCTTCCCAGTCCCACTCGCCATATCCTACGTTATCTTTGATTATAAATTCTTTTCTTTGTTCTTGAGTCCAATTATCCGCTAACATAACCCATGAATCAGGTATTTCTTTAAAGTTTAATTCCTGAAGTGCTTTTAATCTCATGTTACCTCCAAGTGGGTACAGCTTTCCGTCAACATCTGTTACGCAAACTATAGGGCGTTTATCCATCATTTCGGGAAAGTCCTTAATTGACTTTACTAATTTTTTAAACTTGTCATCTTTAATTATCCGAGGGTTGCTCGGGTTTGATTTTAAGTTAGTTAGTTTCATCCTTGACCTCTTGTTGGTTTTGTGTTTTTGTCCTTTGGTCCTTTTCTTTTTTTATACTTGCCTACTTTTCGTTTTCCAAAGTTTAGTTTGTGGCTGATTTCTTTAGACTTCATTCCTAATCTGTTTTAGTTTTCGACTTGCCCATTCAATACCTTCATCACCTCCCCAAGCTAACCAAGCTAATCTTCCACATCCATCCCCTAATTCTTTTTTAGAGTTTTGTCTATGTCGTTCAAAAGCTGCCATTCTTGAGATAGTATCTTCCGATATCGGCTCACGGTTTGCTAACTGATTTGCTCTTTGTTTACCTACCGGAGTTGCACAATCACCCCATCCATGCTCTTCAGCCCAGCGTAAAGCTATTTTAGCGTTCTCCGTTGCTGCCTGGGGATAGTCGGTATATGATTCTAACTTAACTTCTTTCCAATAGACATTACATAGTAAGTATCTTTGGTCTTGTGAATACTTTTGCATTTCGGAATCAGACATACATCTTTGTAGGTATTCATCTTTGGTTTCCCCTTTGTTTGGTTTTGGCATAAAAAAAGCTCTTATTTGGAATTCATCATTCACTCTTTAATAACTCTCTTTGTTTTAAAAGATAGTCCGCTAACCATATGTATTCCTCATTAGTTAGTTTTTGTGGTAATCTCAACGGACGTCCGGAACGTTCCTCTTTTAATTGTTCAGCGATAATATATAATCTATCCGCTATTGAGTCGAGTTTATTTAGTTGTTCAGTCATTCTTTTTTTTCTTTTTATTTTCTTGAGTTGAATACCATACTAACATATCCGATATGCAGTCAGGACATCCGTTAATCTTAAAGCCGGTAGTTTCCTCATAATAAGAAATTAAAGGGGCTACAAGTCCGTTACCTACGTTAATCTTTTCTCCGATACTTAACCAAGCGTCAAAGGTTTGTTTGTGCTGATTATAGTAATTTAGTGATTCAGTTGAGTTCATTTTTAAATCTGTTTTTTATTATTTCAAATCCTTCTTTATATCTTTTACTTAAAGTATTACGTCCGATACCAGTTTTTCGTTCGATGGAGCGTAAACTTTCATCCTGAGCCTGAAGGGTTATAAGCACAGGTACTAATGTTTCTCTATTTTTTAATATGTCGTTAATTATAAGTGAAGCTTGTTCTATATCATATTCGCCCTCTGAGTCCGATGGTATGTCCTGAGTTAACTCTAAATTGCATACCTCGTTTAAAAGTGAGCTTTTACGCCCACGCTTCGACCAAAGATACCAGATAGTCGCACAGCATAAGTTTTTAAGGTTATCCCTATCCGAATACTCTTTAACTTTATCAGGCATTTCAACTAACTTTAAATAAAAGTCATTAAATAGGTCATCGTGTAAATACCTACCACGATACAAATTCCGACAGAAATCCCTATAAAATTGCTCATTCTCCACTATATGGCTATCAATTAGGGTTTTGATAGCTCAAAATTATAACAATTTAATCAAGTTAGTGTAATTTTATTGACTTGATTATCAATAAGTTACATAAATAGATTAAAATTTAACATATTTGTTAGTTAGTTATTTAATATATATATGTACATTTGTGTATGCAAAAAACAAACAATATGAAAACAAAATTTCAAAATGAAAAATGCGCTTTTACTTTTGATTTAAATTCTAAAGAAATAAGCGGTTCAGATTTAACAGATTTATGGAATGCTCCAAAATGTTATAACAAAACATCACGCTCCATAAAAAAAGCATTATTATCAGTTAATCAATTATTTAATGATAATATGTCTATGTATGAAGTAATAAACATAATTAATAATTCAGGAGTTAAAATGCGCTCCTATTGTTCTAACGATTAATAAAAACGAGGGGTGCGACTCGGTAACGCACATTAAACTAAATAACATGACTAACTATTGTTTTTTTAAAAATCATAAGATTTCAGTTGTAAAGCAAAAAGAAGCTTTCGGAGGTCCGATATTCTATTCTAAAGAGTTTAACAAAAACTTTTATACTTTAAAAGAATTGTTTAACTTTATGAATGGGCAGGGATACTTTCATTTATCACAAAATACTTTAAGATATATATATGAATAAACCAAAAAATAACTGGTCAATTAATTATTGGCCATCCGATGAGGTCAGGGACCTACTTTGGACTGAGGGTAGAGGCAACTTCAGGAAAACAATCGATGCCGCTTTAAAACTTTATTTTAAACTCAATGGAAAGCTTCGAAACAGTAATTAACGGACAAGAGGTAACGGTGGAATATGAGTACACTTATTACTATGAAGATGATACGTGCTTCGAGGACATTAACATTACTAACGTAAACGCATACACTGAGGACGGTGCATGTGAGGTTGATTATGACTTAATTTATAAAGACATCTATGGAAAGCGCAGTTTCGAAAATCTATGAAGCTATGGAAAGGCTTGAGCCTTATCATTTTGTTGAGTTCTTAAAAGACAATAAACAAACCTTGTTAAAGTTAGAGTCGTATCTAATTCAAGAAGCATCTATTAAAGCACAAATGGAAATATTACAATCTAAAAACAACTAAATATGAAAATCATCTCAGCGAGTATCAATCTAAACAAAATCAACAAATCTAAATTAATCAAAGGTAAAGACGGTAACGAATACCTTAACATCTCAATTATCTGTAACGATTCCGAAAACGAGTGGGGCAAGGATGTGACTATTACTGAAGGTCAAAGTGAGCAGGAGCGTAAAGATAAAGTAAAGAAAAATTTTATAGGCAATGGTAAAACGGTTTACAATACAGACAAACAATTCTAATGAAAACAATCAACTCTAAATTATTAGCCTTCCAAACAAAGGTTAATGCAATTAAAAAGGATGGTAAAAATCCTCATTTTAAATCCTCTTACGCTACGCTTAATCAAATCTTAAGCGATGTTAAACCATTACTTTCAGAACTTGGATTAGTTATTATTCAGCCTATTGACGGTTTAAATGTTAGTACGGTTATAACAGATTCCGAAACTGGGGAGTCAGTTACTTCGACCTTAAGAATACAAGACGGGTTGAATGCTCAACAAGTAGGTGCCTGCATAACTTATTATCGGAGATTTACTTTAAGTTCGCTTTTATCTTTGGAAATGGAAGATGATGATGCGAATAGTGTGGTTAGTTCAAAGAAAATTAAGCTATCCGATATCACTATGAGTAAAATGTTAGATGCTATCGAGAAAGGTCAAAAGAAACAAGTTGAACAGGCCTTAGACAAATACGAGCTATCCGATACCCAATGGAAAGTAATTCAAACCGCTTTTAAGAATAA